TTGAAGACCCGACTAAGCCGTCTGACCAACCAGGAATTAAAGTTGGTAAATATATTGAAACAGAAAATAGATTTGTATCTGAGTATACACCTGAAGGTTATTGTAAATTAACTTTTGGTAGTGCTACTACTTCAGCTGAGGAACAGTTAGAGCAGTTTGCGAGAACAGGTGTTCCTTTAAGAATACAAGACTATCAAAACAATATTGCCTTAGGTTTAACAGTTAAACCTAATACTACGTTATTCGTACAATATCGAATAGGTGGGGGTAAAGCCTCGAATGTAGGGGTTAATAGTATAACTCAATTTGGTACTACTAATTTTGAAATAAATGGTCCTTCTAACACTATAAATCAAAATGTGAGGGAGAGTTTAAGAACCACTAATGTTACTGCTGCTATTGGTGGAGGTGATTTACCTACGGTTGAGGAAGTTAGAAATATGGTATCATTTAACTTTGCAGCTCAAAAGAGGGCTGTAACGGTGAACGATTACAATTCTTTAGTTAGGACTATGCCAAGTAGATTTGGAGCACCGGCAAAGGCATCTATAACTGAAGAAGACAATAAGATTAAAATTGAGATGTTATCTTACGACACTCAAGGTAAGTTAACTGAGTCAGTGTCAAATACTTTAAAACAAAATATTGCAAATTATTTATCACATTATAGGATGATAAATGATTATATTTCAGTTACGAATGCTAAGGTGATTGATTTAGAGTTTGAATTTTCGGTAGTGATGGATTCTACTGAAAACCAAGGTCAAGTAATTACAAATATTGTCAATTCAGTTGATAGTTATTTTTCACCACAAACACAACAATTGGGTAATAATGTAAATATTTCTGATATTAGAAGAATTGTTCAGGATATTCCGGGGGTTATAAGTTTATCAGAGTTAAAAGTAATTAATAAGGTTGGAGGTAGATACTCAAGTTCTCAAACCTCACAAAGATATTCTGACTCAGAAACCAAAGAAATTCAATTGATTGATGATACAATTTTTGCCCAACCAAATCAGGTTTATCAGATACGTTTTCCTGAGTTAGACATTAAGGTTCGAGCTAAGTCACTTAAAAATGTAGATTTCACATAAATCACATCCATATACTTTTTTCAAAAACAAATTAAAATTAAGATGAATAACTATTTATCTTAAAAACTAATTATGCCAAAATCTATCAGAATAAGAACTGAACCCGGTGTCGATAAAGATATCAACATAAGAATCGACCAAGACTTTGATTCTTTAGAAATATTATCTTTAAAGTTAAGACAAGAAGATTTATATACACAATTCTGTGCAGATTACGGTGTGGTTGTTGGTCGTGTAATCGCTAATGGTGGTTTTGGAGTACCAAATGCACATATCTCTATCTTTGTACCTATTGACCAAATTGATGAAAATGACCCTGTAATATCGACATTATATCCGTATAAAACACCTGAAGGTAAAAATGAGGATGGGTATCGTTATAACTTATTACCGTATAGAGATGAGTATTATGGTCATAATGCCACGGGTACTTTTCCCGATATTGAGGATGTATTGACAAGAAAAGAAGTACTTCATGTTTACGACAAATATTACAAATATTCAGTAAGGACAAATGATTCGGGTGATTTTATGATTGTCGGTGTACCTTTAGGTGCTCAAAAATTAGTAATGGATTTAGACCTATCAAATATGGGTGAATTTTCATTAAGACCATCTGACTTAATCAGAATGGGAATGGGAGTACCATCACAATTTAATGGTCAATTATTTAAGGATTCTGAAAATATTGACTCTTTACCTCAAATAGTTCATGAAGTTAAAGACATTGACGTGTCATCCTTTTGGGGTGCTAGCGAGACCTGTGATGTTGGTATTACTAGAGCTGACTTTGATTTAAGGGAACAAGGTATTGAGATTACACCACACTGTGTGTTTATGGGTTCTATCATGTCCTCAAGCGAAGACGATTATTTGAAGGCTAGTTGTAGACCTAAAAAAGATGTTGGTAATTTATGTGATTTAACTGCAGGTCCTGGACAGGTATTGGCTATTAGACAAACAATTTTAGAAGACGTTAATGGTGACCCCGTTCTCGAAGAATATAAATTAGAAGATGGTGGTAATATCATTGATGATAATGGTGCTTGGTTGACTGAAATGCCGATGAATTTAGATTATGTTATTACTAATGAATTTGGTGAAAGGGTTAATTCTCCTGACCCAACGATAGGTATTCCAACTAAATCTAAGTATAGGTTTAAAATAAAATGGATGAACGAAGGTGGTTTGGACGATTCAATAATGAGAGCGAACTATCTTATACCGAACGTAAAAGAACATTGGAATACTTCACCTACCAGTGGAGCGTACTCTAGTTTACCTGAAGACTCATTTAATAAATCGTATTCATTCTCTTTAGACTGGAACGATTATTTTGATAAGTCTGAGGCTATTAAATGTGAAGATACTTTTTATCAATTTAATTATAATAAAGTTTATACCGTTGCATCACATATAGATAGATTTAAATGGGGTTTTAATAGAGCATCACATTTAGGGATTAAAGAGATAACCGATAAGGCTTGTCAATCTGAAAACAATAGATTCCCAATCAATGAAGCGATTAGGAATTTTGATTTTATAAACTTTATAGTACAGTTACTTTTAACCATATTAAGTCCTATTATTTATATATTGATAATTGTTGCACATATTGCGGCGTTTATTTATGAAATTGTTAGGTGGCTTATAAACAAGATAATAATACCTATAGTTAATTTTATTTACGGTAAGATATGTCAAGTGGTTGCATTTTTATCTAAAAAATTAGATAAATCTGATTGCGATGATAAAAAAATAGACGAATTAGGTCCTTTCCCTGCTAGTAATTTACCACTACCTATGATGTCATATCCTGATTGTGAGGCATGTCCTTGTACCAACACTGAAAATCCTGATGATGGTAATGACTATACTGATTCACAAACATTTGCTCAAGACACTAAAAATTCAACACTAGCGTCATTTACTGAGTTAATCCCATGGGATGCTGGTGAGACTTGTAAAACTGAAAATCCTGAGTTTTATGATTTATCTTATGGTTATGCACTTGGAGGTTGGAAACCTAAAGCGATTAATGACAGTCTTAATACTAGATTAAGTCTTAAATGGTATAAAACACCTTTATATTTTAATACTAATGGTAATACTCTTAATAAGAACCATTTTAGGGCAACAAATACTATATCTTTGGCTCAATCATTAAACTTAATAAACCAAAGAAGTCGGTATTTTGATACTAACACTCCTAATATTATTAGGACTCAAATAGTGAACTCTCAACTTCCGTCCGCAACCTACAATACCCCATCGTCAGGTGTTAATCAATTTGAAGATTTACCATTAATAATGGTACTTGAATCGGGTAATCAGTATAATCCTGGTCAGTTGTTGACGTTTGAAGATTTAAACGGAATTAATGACCCTAACGTTACAGGTGCAACACTTAATCAGTATGGTACTCAATCTATAACAGGTACGGTTTCACACAATAGTACCTCATATATCCCATCAACGATTAGTTATCAACCACCAAACGGAGGTAACCCACAATCTGTAAATCTACAGCTTTATAATGAGGTGATACTTGAACAAGATTATAGATTTGAATCAGGTGTTGAGTATTTCCAAGTCATAAGTGCCACAACTATGGGTAATATTATTGATACCATTACGGGGTCTACTGCGCCATACACAACTAAATCAATTTTGTGGAAATATTTGATAGGTAAAATAACACTATTTAATTGTGGACATGACCTATTTACAGGTATTAATAACCTTAATACTTTGAAACAATATAGTAATTATCGTAATTTGGTTATGGTCATAATGAATAGAGGTGTGGACCCACATTCACCAAAACAAGAAATACGATATGACTTATCAAAATTATTTGGTCAAAACTACGGCACCTCTACAGTGTCAGGTGAATACTACTTAAACGTACCTATTCAACATAATGGAGGTAATTCTATATGTTCAGGTTCAAATATTTGGAGAGAAGATGTTATGACCCCATCACCACACTTTTGTCGTAGTGGGGGTGATTGGATTAGTAATACTAATAATTCTTCAAATATGTCACCATTATTTCATAATTCTTTTTTGTATAAAGTCGATGAAACTAAATTTACCGCATTCACCACTAGTGCAATAAAAAGGTATTCATCTATTGATAAGTCAATTACAAATTTATTACCTAAATCCAATGGTGTTGTAACCAACAATGATAATAAATTTGTAATAGATGCATCCACTATCCAAGATAGGATTGAGGGTTCGACATACCAATACGTTAAAAAGACTTATCATAGCATAATTGATAATAGTGTTGACGTTTTTACGGTGTCAACAACCTATGGTGATTTATCTCCAAACCCGACAACTACTTTAATTAATGTTAATAGTTCTACTAATCAACCGATAGTTTTTAGAAGTGATAGATTACCT